GTTCTTACCATCTGCTGATGTTGTACTTTTTAGTACGTGTGGAAAGGTTGACGTTTTTGGATATGGTTCTATTGTATAATCAGACGAAGACCAATGTGTATATATACTTGCATCAGTTTTGTAATATAGATAATTTTCGAAATCATCGAACCCACCAACAATTCTATCTCTACGAACCAACGATTGAGATATGTTGGTCAATGCATCAGAACCACTTACGGATTCTAATAAAGTTATTCTATCGTTATAAGTTTCGATTTGTTGTAACTTATATTTAAAATTATCAACACGTTCCGTTGCTGATGAGAAGTGTACAAAGTTTTGGAAGTCTGAGTAATCGATGTTGAGTGTTGTCTCACCTAATGAACCGCTAAAGTATGTGTTGATTAGTTGTTGTGATGTTGTTGCATCTACATCTAATAAAGAATTCCAATTTTGCCAATCAACCCCATTAGCACCTTTCATATCGGACATATCCATTCCGAAGTCTGGCTCAGAGAAATTTGGCCTATCTTCAGTTTGAATACTTGGAAATGCAATAATCTTTTCTACCCAAGACTTCATAATCCTAGCATCAACATCACATAGGTTATTGATATCAACATCATCACCCAGTGGTCTATTGAGTTTTAGAATTACACTTTGTATTTGTGTTACTGTATTATCAAATCTTTTATATGTTAGATTTAATGCACTCTGACTTAATGATTCTACGAATATGTCGTTATCTGCATTTATTGTAGATTGTAATGATGGCTCATCCGCAGCTAAGTCGTCTGGAACTTGGTCTACAAATGTGTTTTGACCACCTTGCCATGATAATGTACCATCTACATTTTGATTTAGTTTGTATTTTCTAAACCTACCTGTGAGTTTACCAAAACTATCAGATGACTGACCAATAGCAGGGGTGTATACCTCAACCATTGTTCTCCAACCATCTAAAGAACCTTCAAATCTATTATCAAACGGAATGAATGTAGTTGGTAACCCATTGGTGGAATTGAATGAGGTTGGGTATGATAGGGTTTCAGTAATTACACCTTGTCTAATACCATCGAACTCAACATTTACAATGTCGTAAATATTATTATTCTTAAAATTAAGAACGATATCTTTTTTTACACCATTAGTATCAAATGCGTTTACACCAGTGTCATTTAGTAATGATTGAATTATGGGAATAAACCCATTGGTTATACCACTACTAGCATATACTAATTTTATTTCACTTCGGTCTGCCGAAATTGAATCTACTTTTAGATTTGAAACAACCTTGTGATGGAAGTTATAAACCATAGAATACGCACCCTGCTGGATTCCATTGTTTCTTAAATCAGATTCAGGTGTAGTATATACTTCAGGACGTGATGACTTGTTTATGTATTGTATAAAGTTACCATACGATGATTGTATAAGATTGTCATCTGCGTATACGTGTATCTCTTGATTAGGTGTAAAGTCTAATTCTGCTATAATGTCAAAGTCACCCTTAATCTCATTCTCGGATAAGAAGAGGTCTTGAGTGTCAATCGATTCCTCGATAGTCTTACCAAAAGTAGGAGTATACCCACTTAGTTGGTCTTTATTTACAAATCTATCTAACGACATACATTACCCACTTACACCATTTGGACCACGAGACCCTTGAGTATCTACTATAAAGTTTAATGCAATTTCACCTAACTCCTGACTCAATGGAACATTATTTAATGGCCTTCTTAATTCATCTGAAATGGAAACGTCAAGTGTGTCATTAAAAGATGATTCATTAAACTTACTTACCTTAGTTCCGATTTCACCATCAGTATTAAATACCGACTTACCATATGAGTCTGAATCAATGTTAGAATCATTAGCTCCAAATATTTCATAGGACACTATCTGGCCTCTACCATTTCTTTTAATTTGTCTTTCCGCCATTATCTAACCACCTTAAAGTAGAAGTTATCATCGAAGTATTTAGTTGTTCCGTTTTGGTCAACTCTAAATACAAACTTGTAGAATCGCTCAGGTTGTAATCCGTTAAACCAAAAGTTAAAATAGTTACCTTCGGAGTCACAACTCACTTTAGTATAATTAGTGTCGAACGGAATAATTACTTGCTCTGTATCCGCGTCAACTACCGAATAATATGAGGTGGTTGGTAGATACTTAACCAATGTATAGTTTGATGTTGATGAGAATGTTCTTGCTGGGAATCTATCTCTACCATATACTCTAATCTTACCCTTAGACGATTCTTTATATTCAGTTCCAAGATTTTTTACATATACAATCATATCGTCAGAGTCAAGTGCGTCTAACGAGCCAGTTACAAATGTAGTGTCGTCCCAACGAACCTCAAGTACCGGTGGGTAGATTGTGTTGGTGTCTGAGGAGAAGAACTTGATTGAACCAAACTTAGTAGTTGATTGTTCATCTGCTTTAGACTTCTTAATAATGAATCCGTTATTTACACGTGTACCATCTAACCACTCAGATACATAATCAGTAACTTCCACATCAAGGTCATTGGTGTATTTTGTAAATGATTGGTAATAGTGATTTGCGGAATCGAATGACGCGGTATACCAAGTACCACCACCTGTATTTGTAATCCAATGTGCATCATACTTAAAGTCGGTAAATGCAGACCCAGTAGATACATCGAATGATTGTAGTTTAAAGTTATCTAAAGACCCACTAAAATCACCACTACCACTACCAAAGAATGTAAATCTAAAGTTGTGGTTTCCATCTTGTTGTGCTTTGAAATAAACTATCGGACTTTGAGATGATGTTATGTTTGATATAAATGAGTTTTGTAGGTATTCCGATGAATCTAATATTCTACCATCAGGTTCTTGAATATCAAATACAATACCCAATGGGTTACCAGACGAATCGGTTGGTTGGAATGTACCTGAATCAATATCAAAACTTGCAGTATAAGTAGCATCCTCTTGTAATGACACTTTTCTATTTAATGTAGCTCCACCAAAGTTTGAACCTGACATTACTAACTTGAATCCCTCAACAACGCTGGTTTGGTCTGAGTTACCTTCATTTAGTATTTTGTTGTTTACAATATATGTTGATGGAATCGTACCATCGATGTTAAATTGGTCTAAAACAACTATTTCTTCAGATATCACCGAATAGATAAAGAAGTTATCCAATGAGCCGGCTGACCCATCTTCTCCATTTTGGTCAAAGTATGTAAACTGGACTTTATGAATATTATTATCACCTATGGCAGCTGACCCAGTAAACTTAATTTCATATGAACTATTACCTGTTAACCTATCCGTATAATTTGTAACTTCAGAATCATCATAATAAGAACCATCTGGTTTATAGATTCTAAAATCAATTCCACTTAGAGTTCCGAGGTCTGCGTCAAATGCAATTGTATATACTTCGCTTTCATCTAATGATGCGGATAAGTTTGCAGTACCACCCCCATAGTTGGATGCAGATAGTATTAGTAACCCATTACTAATAACAAGAGTTGGTGAGTCGTTTTCAGTACCCTTGATTGGTTCTACCAACTCAAACCCACCTGCGTTTTCGGTAAAGTTGTAGTATGCTTCAAGAGATGGTATACTATCTGGATTGACTGGCTTACCAACTGTGGAATTTAATGTGTCCCATGTTTCTGATAGACTCCTGCTTACCCAACTAACGTGTGTTGTGTTATGTGGTGTGTCTGTTTCAGAACCAATACCTTCCGTAAACCCTTGGTATAACGGGTATACAAATAAATCATAATCAGATTGAATCTCACGATTTTCTATATTCTCCAATCTCAATCTATATTGTGGTGATGTAATATCACCTGATACTATCGATTGTGAGATTGAGGTAAGGTCGAATTCAAGAAGAGCTCTACTATTACCTAACAACGTAGTGTTGTTGGTGTCATAGAACTTACCGATTTCAAGAATCTCATCTTTACCCGTGTTTTGTACCTTACGAGGGGTGTCCTCATATAGGGTTGCGTCTTTACTTGGATATATTCTATAAATCATTTTCTACCTCTTAAAAAAGTGATACCACTCTACCTTTAATGTCTACATCTGGATACTTTACTTCAAAACAAGTTGGGTCTTTGGGTGGATATACTATACCATCACGAGTTGCGTTTTGGATATTGTATTTATTTGTTGAGTAACTACCATTATACTTGTTTACAATTTGAAGACCACCATTACCTTCTTTATCAGGTCTGATTACCGATTGTACCCCATCAACACCATCCAACAATACATAGATATCAGTTAATATAATTGGTCTGTTAATTCCCATTCTATCAATATTAAAGAACTTTTTAAGTGCGTCAATACATTTTAATAGAACCTCATTTGAGTTATAGTTAGGAAGTACAATCAATTCAAACTCAATACCGATATTTACTATGTATGCGTTTTTGATATTAACTGCGTCAGTCAATATACGATAATATGATATGTAGTTTTGTAAGTTTTGTTTTGTAGCCGCATTTAGTTGTGTTAACTTCTTGTCAGAATTATATCCTAATGTATAAAAGTTGATAGCCAATGGGTTTGGTATTGGGTCAGACCCATCATCCAACAAAGTATTGATTTGGAAGTCGGGAGCCACATATGCTTTTGCTACTGAACCAAACTGAGGTGGTAATGCGTATGCTCTTAATAAATAATCTTCTCGTGTTACGGCTCTATTTTGTGCTCTGAAATATGCAAGTGCATTATTACGAACCTCATCCATTTCCTCTTCGTATGCACCACCACCAGCAGCAGCTTCGTTGGTCACTGCTATTGAATTACGAACTACATTAACAGTGTCAGTTACTAATGTAGTGGTGTCGGTTTCAATAACACGTTCGATGATTTCAGTTAAGTCTGATGATTGGACATTATCATTTACACCATTACCTACTCTATATTTTACAGTCAATGTAGTGTTTGATGGAGCAACCCCATATGTCTTAGCATACATAAAGTTAGATGGGTCGATACCTTGGTCCAAGTCACCACTTGCTGGATATAATGCTGACCCTACATTATCTGGATTTGGAAGTATTTCTTCATCAGCGTTTGATGATATACCAGCTCCAAATTGAATATCTATCTCACCATCGTCAGTAATACGAGTTACATATCGTTTAGGAACTCGTTTTAGTTTCAGTAATGATGGGGTTTCGTTTGCATATCCCGACATTGCGATTGAGTAGTCCGTTGTATTTGGAAGTTCTTCAAACACAGTGTCTTGTGCTAAGTATTCTACTTTGGTCCAAGTGTCGTTATCGTCATCTATAATGTTTACAACATCTATCAAACCATCATCGTCTGATAACTTTATTTTATCATAAGGTTTTGGTGATGTAAAATCAAATGTTACTTCCCTTTCCTTACCACTAACCGCTTTTACATATTTCTTCAATAAATAATAAACAGGCTCATCAGTAGTCTCGTCTATTTGATATACTGAAACGTCAGTAGGGTCAAATGATGATGAGAACCCAAATCTTACTTTATCAATAGTGCTGAATTCAACGTCTGAGTTTGTAGATGACCCAACGACCATACCTTCTTTTAAAGTGAGTGCGTAATCAAAGTTTGGTTTAACGTTATCACCACTACCTTGTGATGGTATGATTTGATAAACTGTTAATGTTGATGTAGCTGGTACATATAACTTTGGTTTATATCCAAAAGATTGTGCTATTGTAAATACATTTGATTTCTCTTGAGCTTCTTCAAGAATTGATTCTCTCAATTGAACGTCGGTGTAGTATGATAATACATCACCAACATACGATGCCATTTCCATAAACATCATGCCCGGCGACGACTCGTTAAAGTCATTGTAGGTATTTGGGAAATAGTTTTTAGTAAAGTCTATGAGGTTCTTACGAATATCACCAAAGTCTCTACCTACTAAGTTTACATCTTTTTTTATTTTATCACTCATGTCTTATCCTTAAACAATAGATATATCACCTTGCTCTGAAACAAGAACTGTTATATTTGTATTAGCACCATTCTCCGTAACCCTTACTACGAGGTTTATGTTTACTCTATTATAGTCATTCTCAGCATTCACTACTATACTATCCACAACTATATAAGGTAACCAAAATTTAATATCATCTCGTAGAGTGTCTTCTAACTCATTATTTATGTTTTCGGTTATTTGTTCGAATAGTATCGAGTATATATCAGAACCAAATAATGGTTGGAATGGACGTTCACCCTTTCGAGTAAGTAATAGATTCTTGAGATTAGATATCGCCTGTTCTTCAGTAGTATACGACAACTTAAATAAAGGGCTACCACCTAATGGTAGTTGAACTCCAATTGCCTTGTTTTTTTTAAGGTCAAGTGGGTTTCTTGTATACTCCTTACGAACCGCCATTAGCTACCCTTTTTCTTATTCATATGTTTCATCAAACCTGAGTAGTCACGTGTTAGTGCGTCAACTACTGCTTTACCTGCGTCTGTTTGTTGTAGTTGGTCGGTTGAGACTGCTCTACCATCTGCGTTTTGTAACACTTGAGGTTGTTGACCCATACCACCACCAAACGATTGTGCTTGTGATGATTGGAACATACCACTACCAACCCCATTAGAATTTATACTTCTCCACTCACCACTCTCTGCGGTTTCGTTTAACATATCGTTCAACGTTGAGTTACTTGTATATGACTTCTCTTGTTGTGGTTTAGGTTGTTGTGTGTTCTCTTTAAATATATGACCAACATCAAGTGGGTCTTTCTCCACAACTTTTGGTTGGGATTTTTTAATTTCGTTCATAAGAGATTTACGAAGTGCCTTCTTTTCTTTAGCTACTTCCGTCCTAACCTCTTCCTTGATAAGGAGTTGAATTGCTTTAATTAATTTCTTTGTGTCCATAGTAATAAATATATTGTATCTATAATTATTGTTTCATTAATGTTAACTGAGTTTTTACCTGAGTTATCGTAGATAATAGTTGAGGTCCTGCCGTAGTAAGACTTGGAACTGGAAGGGGTCCCGCTGTGGCTGCGGTTATAGCAGGTGCTAATTGTAATAGTGCATCGGTGATTGCTTCCAACTGACTGAATATAGTATCCATATCGGCTTTCCAATTTGTAGTCGATACGTTTACTGACTTGTCGCCGCTAATAAGAACGGAGTCTGATTTAGAATTAATCACAACTCTATCTGAGTTCAATATGATTTGTGGGTTCTTATATGTACCAGTTGGTATAACTCCTAATGTAAAGTTGTTAGAGGATTTCAAACCAATCTTTTGTTTAGAACCTAACCATATTGAAGAGTCATCTTCATTGATATCTTCTATTACAAATTTATTATAACCATTGGACTGACCACCATTTCTGATGATAGTGATTGGCGATTGGGGAGTTGTAGATTGCCACGATGGTTCATTAACAACACCTTTTATTTTATTGTCACTTTGCTTTGTATTTTGTGGTGTATATCCAAATCGCATGGATTGGCCAAACCTACCTTCATGAATTACATCACCTAAGAATGGTTGTAATTGAGATATACTTGAATCCTCAACGAATCCTATTCCGAAATCAATCTTGTTATCAGTAGAACCCTGAATTGGTATACCATTAGATACTTGTGAAAAGTTTGGTACTGAACTACCCTCTGCTTTGGTTAACTTTGGTAGAGCATTATGGTTTACATTGTTTTGTATGCCAACCGTTGATAGATAATAATTCTTTGTAGAGTTAGAAGCACCCGATGCTTCATCTGAATTTCCCACCAATACATACACTTGTTCACCAATCACAGGTATCTTCCGTGAGTTGGTGTCCAAGGGTGTGCATCTTAATAAATTTTTAGAACCTCTATCTCTTAGGGATACGGTTATAGAATTAAAGTTTTCGTAGGTATCATCCGAAAGATATACCCCAACTACTGTTCCTAACTTCATTCATCATCTCCATCTTCTTTAGGTAGGTCTTTCTCAACCTCGTCAATTGCTTCCATTAACTGACGTTTCTCGTCATCACTTAAAACCATACCACCAGCTTCACCACTATTACTATCCTTCATCATACGTTGAACGATTGCTGCAAGTTTAATCAATGCGTCGTCGTTTCTAACTGAGATATCTAAGTATTCTTTAATCAATGGTACGACCACCGAAGCATCACCCAAACTCTTAACCATTGGTTCGAGTTGAGCAATCAACAATTTTATTTGTCGGTCTTTCTTTTTTTGGTTAGAATATATATCAGACATTATATCTGAGAAACTCTTACCCTTAAATAGTTCACTATCCTTATCCATTAAACTCCTCTACTCGATGGGTTATTGGTAGAATCTCACCCGTACAATAATCAAGGTACAATTCTTTATATATCAATCTCATTTTACCAACCACCTTTGTAATGTATTGGGTCTGAACACCAGTTCTCTCTCTAATAAGTATGTAGAGTGCCTTTTTATTATATGAGTAAAGGTTATCACGTGTTCTGAATAATTCAGTTAGTGAGTCGGCTATTTGCCTATCTCTATCCTTGTTAAACAACATGAATACATTGTAGTCCATATAACGAACATAGTAATCCATAAAATCTTTTAATGCTTCTTTTTGATGAGCATCGTATACTTCATTTATTATATTACGAGACGAGTCAATCACTTCGACACCATCACGTGCTTTCATACGTTCGTAGTTTTTGTTGTTCTCGTTAAACAAATAGTTACGAGCAATTACAGTGAAGTATGAAAACGCTCTACCATTATCACCATTGAACTTATGAATCTTTTCATTTAAGAATGCAACCACATTTGCTTTAACATCTTCGTATGGAACTTCGAAGTAGTAAGTCTTGTATGTGTGGATTACATTCTCAGCAAGCTTATCAAATGGGTAGTGAATAAATCTATTGTAGATTTTATTCTTCATTCGCTGGTCATCACAATTGTTATATGCGTTGATTGCTATCTCAGTAATTTTAGTGAAATACCTTTTACTCTTTCTCCTGCGCCCCATAGTATTCTTCTAATTGAGAAATTATCTCGTATAAATTTTTAAATGTAAACCCAGCCTCATCATCAGCTTCAAACGAACCTAATTTGTCTAACTCTTTCATACGAGCCATAGAACTATCAATCTTACTTGCGATTTCTGAGATTAATTCTTCTTGTTCCGTTACCACATCTTCATGTGCTTCATTCTTACGAAGAAGATTTAGTGTGGTAAATATTAAGGTGATACTTAATACCGATAAAATAATAATTGTAACTATCATACTACTCCTCTACTATTCCTTTGAATGCGTCAAACACATTTGTTGTTGTACCACTATTAGCAAACGTATCACTTAGGTTTCCCTTCTTTGGTCTACCAATTGATGTCTTACGTGTGGACTTAATGGGGTTCATTTCTTTCATCCATCTTTCATTCTCATATCTTGCAGCGAATAAGTCAGCCGTATGCATTACAAATGGTATTGATGTTTTTAATGCGTCATCTTTGTTGTACTTGATAAAGTACTCTTTGTTATTCTCATCGTACAACCCATCAGTAAGTTTAATACCAATCCATTCTTCTTGGGTACATTGAATACCAAAGTAGTTTAGTAGATAGAATGTTCTATCGTTGAGGTTCATCCAATGGATGTCTGAATTTGTTTTGTAAATCTTACCTTGATTCTTTACGTGCCATTCGGAATCATTCTTAACATAATAATCCAAATCAGGCGTACCCAACTTACCTAAGTCGTGATGTAGTGCTGTGAATATTAGACTCTCTCTACTATAATCACCTACACCACCTAACTCAGAATAAAGGTCGTATACTTTTAAAGCGTTACGAGTTACTCTAAGAACGTGGTCGATATATCCACCTGGAAATGCATTATGGTAATGTTCTACCGAAGATGCTGGTGTGTAAATCATACGTTCTTCGAAGTGGTCATACATTTTATTAAGTGCCTCTAATCGGTCACCCTCGAATGTCTTGTTGATTAGTTTACGAAACTTATCGTAGTTTTCTACGAGCTCTTCTGCTGTGAAAAAGTCTAACATAACTTATATAATTTTATCTATAATTCCTAATTCCAATGCTTTTTCTGAAGATATGAAGTAGTCAGAAGATGAGATACCTTCCCAATACTCTTTATCCATTGATGAGTTATCAGCCATTAACTGATTACAATCGTTCTCTAACTCCTCACTAAACTTAGCGTTAGATTTAACATCACTCAACTTACCAACTACGACAGTTGATAATTGGTGAATCATAATCTTAGAGTGTTTAGATGCGGCCCGTAGGCCAGTACCACACGTTAGTAATAGTGCCGCGGCAGACATTGCTGAACCCCTTACAATAATATTAAATTTAATACCTTGTTCTTTTTGTGACTGCATGAAGTCAATCAGAGCCAGAGTTTCAATAACGTCACCACCTGGTGAGTTTAGTAAGATGTTAATGGTAGTAAGTTCACCATTAATCTTTTTTAAGAGTCTAACCTTGGATACAATATCGAAGGCCAACCCACTTGTAATCTCATCTTGAATTAGAATTACATTATCGGTTGAATCAATACCATAATCAAACTCACGAAAGAATTCTTTATTCATATCAGAATCTTCACTCATATCATAACTTAAATTAGCATTATTAGTATTACCACTATATAGTTCGTCCATTGTTATTATCTTGTTTATTTATATACAATATACAAAAAAATATCGAGATATACAAATTTATTTATTAGATGCATTCCTATATACGTGTTTTACCTTAGATGGTTTTTTCTTAGAAGCTTCACCATATAACTTTTTAGCTTCTTCACTTGTTGGAATAAACTCTACTTCTTCTTTTTCTTTTTTAACTTCTTTAATCTTTTCTTTTGGAGTTTTGATTCTTTCTTTAACCACTTCTTCTCGAAGTATTGGTACTTCGCTGACACCCTCTTTTTGATTGGAAGTAGTGTCGTGTAAAGAAGTGCCATCAACACTACTGAAGATATTATTACTATTACGTCTATCATCTTTTTTAGTTAATTTATTTAATGCGATTACCATTGAGATTGCTAACGGGTCGAATACAAATACAATAAGTAATGTAAACCAATTCACAATTATACCCATAGGTTTACCAGTAATCTCAGACATATATCTAAGTGGTCCTACCTCAGCGGCAACTTCATTGTTGGATTCCAAGTCTAATACTTGTAAGTCGAGTGAGGTAATGGAATCCGTTAATACCTCAATCTTCCTTGATACCCCATCACGTGATTCAACTGCTGAGGACAATTGTCTTTCTAATGCCCTACGTTGAGATGATGAGGTTGTTGTTATAATCTGACCAGTTTCCCTATCACGATATTGAACTACGTTGTTGGATAACCCATTCCGTAATTCGGTGATTGATTCTGATAGTTGTTTCTTTTCTACATTAAAGTAATCTAATTGTTCTTGGAATCTCCCCTTCTTCAAATCGATTACTTGAACTTGCTTATCTAATATACCTAATTGGTCAGCGGTCTTTTGATACGCTGATGTTAAGAACCCATAGATACCTGCTGATGTGATTAACATTAGTACACCGACCGCTAACGTAAGATACCACTTCATCCAACCAGCAGTCTTCCAATTGTTATGTAAGTAAGATGCTATTATTAATTTAGAGAACTCCAATGCCCCAGCCATTATTATAACTTCGGTCTTTGCTCCGGCAAACAATGAACTTAATCCAAATACGGAGTAGTATGCGGCTGAACCTGCTAACCCTAATGTACTAATTGACATTAGAAATATGAATAGATTGCCTCTATTAAAAAATTTTATCATTTTATTTTTCCACAAATTGGTTTTACTAACTCCAGGGGTTGTACTTATTATCGTACTTCGTCTTTCGCTAAGCAGCTCAAGCCAAGTTAACCACCTGATAGGTATAAATATCAGGAAATAATTAATAAATTAATTATATCAGGCTTTCCCCATACTATGCCCTTTTGTTTGTGTACCAAAATTGGAAAGGTAATTTAGTACAGTCAACTCTTTCATCTTAGCTTCGACCTCAATGTCCAAAGAATGACCATATGTATTTATCTCAGAGTAGATATAATCTGAATGTGCTTGTGCTTTTACACCCTCTTGTTCTAACTGACGTGATTCAGAGTAATGAACTAATGGTTTGTAATTACCCCACGTTGACATAGCCAACTCAAGTGCTTCTTGTTCAGACAAGCCGCCAGTATTGAATTTGTGGTGGTGGTAGTCAAACGTAATCGGAATACCAATATGTTCATGTAGATACATAAGGTCTTTGACCGAATACATACTTGCTTTGTCATCGTTCTCAACAACCAATCGTGATTGGACTGACTCGGGCAATCTCTTGAAGTTCTTGATGAAACGATTCATAGCAGACATCTTATCACCATAGACACCATTACAATGGATGTTAATAGGGTTCTGATGACTTCTCTCTAACCCCATAAGGTCAAAGTGTTCTCCGT